ATTAGGAAAAGCTCTGATTCCAAACGGAATTGGAGCTTTTTGTTTGTTTGAGGTGAAGCAAAATATAGCGTTTCTATGAAGTATGTCAGGTGCAAATTCAGGGGCTTTTTTTAAGGCCATATAAAAAGCCCCTGATATACATCATACTTCATTGATTTTCATGTTTTTGAGTAGGATTTGTCTGTTCCTTACTTATTAATTTTACAATGTAAATTAAGAGCAGTATGAAACAGGAATCAATGAAAGTTTTGTTCTTCATACGCAAGAGCAAATTATTAAAAAACGGCGAGGCACCGATTTTTCTTCGTGTGACAGTTAATGGGCAGCAGGATGAAATCCGAATCCAGCGTTCTGTTCCAATCAAATTATGGAATAACACCAAGGGCCGCAGCAAGGGAAAGGACCGGACATCGGTGGAACTGAACAGCTATATTGAGTCGCTGACAGTCCGTTTATATCAAATTCACAAGGAACTTTTGTGTCAGGAGGCTTTGATAACCCCTAAACATCTTTTGGTGAAGCTGTTCTCTAAAGAGGAACGGCGTACCGTGCTGGGTACGATGAGGAAGTACATGGAGGACTGGACAGCATTAATCGGCAAGGAATACCAGAAGTCCACCCTTTCCCGCTATGGGAACTGTTATGAATCTTTGGAAACCGTAATCCATGAATTTTACAAGAAAGAGGATATTTCCTTCAATGAGTTGAACGGCGAGTTTATTGATGCTTTTGAAATGCATCTGCGGATAGTAAGGAGGTTGTCTCAGAATACGCTGACCAAATATATGAGCTGCTTCAGGAAGATTATTGGAATAGCCCGGGATAACGGGTGGCTGACTTTTGATCCCCTTGTCGGAAAGCGCAAAAGGCTGTTTCGAAAGGAAGAAACCTGTTTGACTTTAGAGGAGTTACAGCGGATTATATCGAAAGATTTTTCTACTACCCGGCTGGAGCATGTAAAGGATTTCTTCCTCCTCTGCTGCCTGACCGGTATGTCGTATATTGATGTGAGTACTCTGCTGCCTATTCATTTGTATCGTGACAATAAAGGACAGTTATGGATACATAAGTCTAGAGTGAAAATCACTGCGGCAAAAGAAACTTGTACGAGTAATGTGCCGTTGTTGGCTCCTGCTGTTGCAATTCTTGACAAGTATAGAGGATGGAACCCGGACAATCCGGATGGTCCGTGCCTGCCGGTCCCGTCAAATCAGAAAATGAACGAATATTTGAAAGAAATAGCTACGCTTTGTAGGATCAACAAACGCCTGACCGTACATGTGGCAAGGCATACTTTCGGAACGACTGTCACATTGGCGAATAATGTTTCCTTGCAAAATGTATCGAAGATGCTGGGACATTCCTCTACACGTATGACTCAGCATTATGCTCGTGTGTTGGATAAAAACATTATGGAAGATATGCAGGGAGTTGCAAAGTTGATCTTTAAATAGAAGCAAAAGGTCGCATTCAACCCACAGAATGCGACCTTTCCTATAAAATATTGTTTGAACACTATTTAAAACGGTTGTCGAATAGCATTAAAACGTATCCCTGCGATTTTCGTATAGTAGTTTCTCAATATCATTTTCCCTGTAGAGTATTTTCCCTCCGATTTGATAATAAGGGATTTTCCCGCAATTCCGATATTCCAATAATGTGCGTTTAGTCAGTTTGAGCATTTCTGACAATTCTGTGTCTGTCAGAAAGCGTTCCCCATTTAAAGATGGTGTATAACCTGATTTTAGCGCATCTATGAATGTTGAGATTCTTTTCATCTCATCGAAGAACTGAAGGACTTCCTTATTCGTTTTGGTAATGATCTCTCCCATGACTATTTTTTCTTTTGTACTGTTGTTAATAATGACACGACATCTTGCTTTCGATAAAAGATTTTTTTGTCTATCCGGGTAAAGGACAGTGTGCCACTGTTTCTCAGATGTTGCAGAGAACGTGGAGACACGCAAAGTATCTCACAGACTTCTTTACTGTCCAGCCATTCATCCGGCTCTTTTCTCAAATAAATATTCTGTAACTCTTTCAATTCACTTTTCAAGGAGTTCCATGCGGTTACCATTTCCTTGAATGTTCCGGCTTCAATATTCACGATTTCCATAGGCGGTGTTTTTTGATTTGAGACAAATGTAATGTTTCTCGTAAATAAATAGCGCTCCTTGGCATCAGATGTCATCAAACTTCATCAGATATCAAATCATAAAATAAACTTATGCTTTAGTATTCAAGCCGGTCTTTTAATGCCTGCATGTCATTCATTACTTTCTTATGAGTAATTTTTGCATATGCCTGAGTCACTCTTAAGTTGGTGTGCCCCAATATTTTTGATAAGGTTTCTATTGGTATCCCGTTTTCCAGACATATTGTAACCGCAAAAGAATGTCTTGCGACATGATAGGTCAGCTTCTTTTTAATGCCACAAATATCAGCCAATTCCTTAAGATATGCATTGGTCTTTTGATTGGAAAGCATAGGAAAAATTTTGCCTGAATTATTCTGGTTAATGTATTTGTCGAGAATCTCCATGGATTGAGGTAGCAGTGGAATGAATGCCGGATGGTTGGTTTTGGTTCTATAAAAATGAATATATCCGCTACTTTTTGAATCAAATACAATTTGGTCTTTCGTTAATTTGCACATGTCTGCATAGGATATGCCCGTAAAGCAGCTGAAAACAAACGAGTCCCGGACAAGATCCAGCCTGGGAATATCTAATTGTTTCTTTCTGATTCTTGATATTTCCTGTTTATTAAGAAACTGTACCTGCGTATCTTCTTTTTTAATCCTGTAGGCAGAAAACGGATTTATGAGTATTAATCCGCATTGATATGCCCAAAGTATACCTTTACGTATAAACTCCAACATCTTGGCAGTAGAATTAACAGACAGGTTGTAATCTGCTTTAAAGAAAATTTCAAGATCATGTATTGTTTGTCTGTTAAACTGGTCCAAAGGCATGTCATTAATTCTGCTTTTCTTGCAGAATTCACCAAGACGCTGGTAAACAAGCTTATGCTTGTTGTAATGAGATACACTGATTTTATTTGCCAAAAACAATCTGCAAGCATCTTCTTTCTGTTTCATGAAAAGCTCCAATAGGGTTGGAGGGGTGTTGCCTATCAAGAGGAAGCGTTGTTTTAGCATATTGGAGGTAATGTGTTTGGAACTCAGGAGTGCTTGTTTATAGTAATAGTGTAGAGTTGTATAAACATCATCCAGATAGGTATTGATCGCTTGTGCTTCAGGAGCGGTCTTTACGATTCGCTTTTTGTGTTTGTCCCAATACTGTGGTAAAACAACAGTTTTTAAACTTACATCAGTAACTTCTTTGTTGATAGTAATGCGGAGCATTATTGGATATTTGCCATTTTTTCTTGGTGTACTTTGCTTCAGATAAAAACTAATGGAAAAATTATGTCTCATGTCATATTAATTTATATTCATGTCCACTAGTTCAGCTTTCCAATATGGACATGAATAAGACATAACTATTTCACTATATGATTTTCAATCCATAGTGATTCTATGAATTTTGCACTATTTATATGGGACTCTATAGAAAGTTTGAGATAAAACTTATAACTAAAAGATTATCAGTATATTATATAGATATAAAAAGAAAGTGATTTCCACCAGGAATCGAATCTTTTGCTTTGGTTTATTCTAACCCCTTGATTGAATGCACATTTATTACTTTATTTTTTTATGAAAACCATTGAATTAGCATCATACTAAATTCATTACTTTTCTTTATCAATTCAACAATCATTATCTCTTTGACGACGCAAAGGAAAGTAAAAGGCTCGATTTCTGCAAGCTTTTATTAGATTTTTCAAAGAAGAACCCACGGCTCTTAATTATTCAAAATACATGAAAATTTCAAATGGCGTGACTAATAGTTCGTTAGCAATTATTTGTCTCTTCATTCGAAATAACATAGGTCTTGAAATCAGATATTGACTACAATGTAACTATTGTACTATCAAGTATTTGAAGAGATATGCTAAAGTTAAATGAAAGAGCCGTGAGAAGAACCATGAAATTTAGTTGTATGGATATTATAGTATTTAAGGAATTTCACTAACTCTACTTATTGTGGATGTGATGATAATAGTTTTGCTGTGTCATTTTTACTATTCCATTCTTATTCAATAGTTCGTTAAACATTCACTTAACATTGTTATATAACAATAAAATCTAATCTCTTCTTCCTATAACTTTTGATGAGGGGTCAAAACTCTCATCGTTACATGAGAAAAATATTGTGGAACAACACTTTTACTGTTGCCATTGAAAATACGACACCCTTTTCGAAAGCTTCTGTCTTAGCTAGATTGCCACTTGTCAATGTAGTATTAAAGTGGAAATACAGTTTATCCAAGTCTCTACTTTGACAATCGGTTAGCTCTGTAAACTGTTTTGCGTCTTGGACACAAAATTCGACATGGAAACAAGTTTTGCAATAATCCAACATGTTCAAGCCCTCGTCTCTGTATCAGTGATGGAATAGAGTTTTCGCACTTTCTTATCCCGTTTTTCCAAATGCATAATAGAACATTATTTTTGAATGAATGGAATATACGATAGTCAAAAGTATCTGTCCCTATCTGCCTTCCAACGGGATAATCTCAAAACAGTCTTTTTCAAGATGTTCCATGTCTATTTTTCCATCATATAATCTTGGATGCTTTTCTCACTAGAAGGTTTACCATTGGTGAGATAACTTAAATAGGCGTTATCCCGGAAATGGCTTTCCACATAAAAACTCATGGCAATGACACCATTCACAAAAGTCGATTTGGAGAAATAGGCATTGACCACCACATATTTGTTCAACCAGAGAGGTTCTTCTTTACGTACATGTAACATATGCAAATACTAGTTTGTCAATGTACACTTGACTTTCTCCGGCGTTTTGTCTGTGGCGTTTAGACGGCCTCCAAATGAAAATAGTTGTGAAGATATATGTTAATGATTCTAATACCAGATATTTCCAGTTTTTTTGTCGTCTTGGCGTAATCTAATCTGAAGGTCCAAAGAAGGAGGTGCATTTATCAGACTTGCTGATATGGCTCTGATCAAAAGCAATGGCGATATGGAAAGGTACTGAAACAGGCGCTAAAAGAAAGCCAGTCGAGCTTATGCCCGAAAAGCAGATGATAACGTTGTTCGCCAAAGTGTCCATAACATTCCAACTGGAGAAAATTAATCCAGTCGGGAATTATTAGACATAAAAGTAGTACTTCAAGCATAATTTCTCACGCTATTTGTTTATCTTTACTGCTGATTTTAAGCGATACTGGTTATTATTGCAAATATTGGTTAAGTTCGTTTCTATTCATCCTTTCTAAAAGATGTAAGAAACCTTAATATAATGAATCTGGATAACTTAACCTATTTTTAGTTAATTAACAATTTGATGAACTATTAGAAATGAATAGCAACTATTTTTATAGTAACACAGTACTGTCTTCTAGGAATAAAAGATTTTTGGAAGAAGTGCAAACCATTGCAGAATCTATCAAACAGCAGGTATATGTGCTATCTGGTCCACTTATAGATAGTAAATATCAATACAATGATGACTCATTGATAATAGTATTGTCTTCCAAAAGAAAAATAGCTTTTGTCACAACCCGTAAAGTGGATGATGATTTCATGGATTTGTGTAAAGACATAATAGAAGATATTGGTTCTGTCAGCGATAAGTACGGATATAAGGAAAAAATCGGACGTCCAAGAAAGTGGAAAGATAGATTAACTGGTATTTATTCGGTAAAAGACATTAATGATGTCACAATGTGGTTTTGTAAGGATATTGCCATAAATGATGCTGACGATTTCAGGACATTGGATTTATTAGTATCGCTTTATTGGTAAAAACACAATATATTTTCTATCTAATTGAAAATAAAGTAGTTATTATCTATCTTGATAATAACAGGTAACGATTTAGAAACAAGCAAATTACAATATTCTGTTTCCTTTTGCATCAGTCAAAGAACGACTCTTTCAATGCAAATATATACTTTATTTTCAAAAAATGATATATTAAAGTTTCAATATAGCGATATTCTGATATCTACTTTTATTCATAATACATATTATATCAAATAAGATTTCAGGGTGCTAGTAATCAATAGCTCTGTTTCTTATTCTGTATAAACTCTAATAATTTAAGAGAAAGTTTATAGAAATATTTTTTTGTGTACCTTTAAAGATATGTAAAATGTAGTTATATGCATAGAAAAGAGAAAATAGAAAAAATAGCAGAACTATTTGCAAGATTTAGAACTGAGGTCGAAAGTTTAAATAGTTTAAATTTGTATGATATCAATGTTCATGCAGAAAATGTGATTATTCCTATTCTAAATTTGGTTTATGGAGTAAATTTAGTTAATATAAATAACAGAGTGAGGAATTCTGCTGCTATAGATCTAGTGGATACAGAAAATAGAATAGCGGTTCAAGTTACATCTACTAGTACTGGGGACAAAGTCAAACATACAATAAATGAATTTGTAAAAGGTAAACGTTGCGAGGATTATGATAGATTACTTATATATATCATAACAGAGAAGCTGAAAAAATATTCAGATGTTATATTCTCTGTAGCTTGTGATAATGAATTAGAATTTTCGGAAAAAGATATTTTAGACTATAGTGACATTCTTAAAGAAGTAAACTCTTTAATTAGTATTGCTAAAATAGATTCTTTATTACAATTATTGAAAGATGAGTTTTGTGAAGAAGAAATAAGTAAACGAAGATATCTCTTAGAACATAGAGAGATAATAAAAACAGAAGTGCTATTTCCGAATATACTTGAAGTAAATATCCCCTCAAAAGTATATGTAGGCATAATTGGGATAGATCGGGATGATATAATTACGCAATCTTGGAGTACTCCCAATAAACTTAAAAAGAGTGCATCCATGGGTAAGGTGTTAAGTAAGGCGTTTGAACTATTGAAGATCACATATTGCAGAGATTGGTTTACTTTTGAAGATAAAATTTTATCATTTAGGCCCTTGGATAACCGGGATGAACCTTTAAATAAGTTAGTGGAAATTGGTACGGTTGAAGAGTATTCTGTAAATGAATTTGCCAATGTTAGTTTCAAGTACGAAGAGGCACTGCTTCATCTTATAAATCGTTCTATAGAGGAGTTGGCTTCATACAAGAATATTCAGTGGTTGCCAAAAGAAAAATACTTTAGATTTAAGCCTATAGGAGTGCCTAGGGAACGAAAAATTACGTGGAAAAATAAAAAAATGGCAACGCGTTCTGTTGTTGCTGAAGTTTGGAATAGCGAAAAGAAGCAAATTTTATATTTTAGGCAACTTTCATTTAAAATTCAATCTTTTAGATCAAATGAAAAATGGTTTATAAGTATAACTCCAGGATGGAGTTTTACTTATGATGGATATCATAGTTGCAAACAAGAAAGTCAATTAATTGCTCAGAAAAAAAACTTGGAAAGTAATTCTTCTGTTTACCAACATTTTATGTTTTTGTCATACTGTCTTACAAATAAATTAGAAGATAATGAGACTGAATATAAGTATATATCATTTTCTTCTCCTTTTAATTTAACACTAAATTATACTCTA